GCTTTCTTTCTTAGTTTGCCTGATGAATTTGCAGTATTCAGAGGGTGTCATAGCTTTAATGAACAAGGGTGTTCGTGGACTACCGACAGAAAAGTGGCTGAGCGGTTTGCGTTACGTATGGCTATAGACAACGAGTACATACTCTTGCAAGGCATGGTACGCAAGACAGATATCATCTGTGCTTATGACAACAGGAAAGAAAAAGAAGTTGTTGTGCTACCCAAGAAGGTAATCATCGTGGGTAGAGAACGTGCTAATGACCCTATACTTAGGGGTGAAGAGTTCAAGAAGTTCAGCGACACATCAAATGTGTATCACATGGTACAGACAGGTAGGTATAGGCAGTTGCAAAGCGATGAGGACTTGAGGTCTTTAGCTGAAAGCCATTGGATATTTGACATAGAGAGTAAAGGTTTAAACACAGTACGAAAATACGTCTTGTGGTTTGAGGATTTAGTTGGTCTTATAGCAAAGCATAATCTTGATACGTTTGCACCTAGTTGGTTTGCACATGCACATGACAGGTATATAACAGGCAAAGACATACTTGAAGGTGACCCACGTGGTGTTGTCAAACAAGCAGAAAAATTAATAAAAGCAAAAGAAAAGCTACACGAAATGAATGGAACTAAGCCGGCTACCAACGCTGAGTTAGATGACATCATAGACAACGCAATGCGACAAGCAGAGGAGAATGATGCCAAGAAGAAATAAGTCTCCCTATTGGCTTGAGCAAGCCATAGATTTACGCAAGAGAGGTGACTCTTTAACAGAGATATCCAACATAATCTTGCAACCAGTCTCAACAATAAGATATCAACTCAATCTTAATCTTACACAGGATGAGTATGATGCATTATGTCAACCATCTAATCCGCCTGAGAGTGCAGAGCGTACCGCAAGGATACGTGAACTGCATGAGGAGGGCATGAATGGCAATCAGATTGCCAATCTTGTAGGTGTGTCAAGGCAGTATGTGTACAAACTGATTCGTATGTGGAGAGAGCAAGAGGATGCTGACTTAGATCGTATCGTAGAGAAAACTAACTTATCATTAACAATAAACGAATGGAGGAAAACAAAGATATGTTAAGTAAAATAAAATCGTGGTTCAAGTATTGGATTGTAGATAAGCCTGAACCTAAAGAAGAAGTAGAAGTATCTGTAGAAGATACCGCAGAGTCAGAGGGTAAAGCTATCTATAGTGGTAGTGTTACCGCAGAAAGCGGTAGCGTTTCAGCAACTGCTACACCTACGAGGGTAAGAAATAAAGCCGGTAAGTTTGTAGCCGATGACCCTAGTACACCTGATGTAAACGAGGCGTGGGTAGGTGGTAAAGCACCGGCTAAAAAATCTAAGAAGAAAAAATCTAAATAGTTGGATAGCCGAAGGCTTTGGAGTATCGTCCACTAACAGGGTCATACTCCAAGTCTACCTGACCTAGACTACCTGACTGTTTAAACCTCATCTTCTTTGTGTGTATCCGCACATCCCTACTTCCCTGTGTGAAGTCTCTTTCAACTATCAATATCACATCAGCTTTGTTTGCAAAGTTTGCACTACCGGCAATGTCATAGGGTTCTACTAAAGGGAACTCACCATCAGCAGACCTACGCATCTTAGCCGGATGCGCTACGAAGAACACATGCACACCATACGTGAGCGCAAACCTTTTTATCTTGGACATCATCTGACTGACGTATTCTGTCTCAGTCATGCCTTGTGGTCGTTGATGATCGAACTCGTTATAGGGGTCAAAGATTACTGCGTTGACACCATACCTCAATACTGCGCTGATGCTTGCCTCCAAGCACCAATCTATCGTAGGTGATTCGTCCTCTGATCTTATGAAGAAGAAGTGTTGTGCCAACCAATCGTAAGCATCTAGCAACTCTTCCTCATCCATCTTAGGAGTAGCACCATCCCTTGTAGGTTTACCTACTTTCTTTTCTGCAAGCTTGTTTAGATGTTCGCTTACAGGGTTTTCAAAACTACATATCGCCCACTTATAATCGTGCATACGTGCCATGTTTACTGCGATTGCATCTATGAACTCAGACTTACCGCAGTTAGGCACACCGCTACATATGGTTACTTCTGATGGACGTACTAAGAATATATCGTCTAGGGTTTCTATCCCTGTAGATAATCCTTTGCGCAACCCCCCCCTAAACAACTGCAAACCCTCTTCCATAAATCCATTTGCAGTATACAAAGACTTGATTGGATATGGCTCAGCCGTGTTTAAACATTGTTGCAGCGATGATCTGTCGTGTTTACATAATATCTCATTGCCATCTTTACAATCATCAGGATAAGTAATTATGAAACATCTTTCCCTACCTATCCTCCTTGCCAACTCCTCACGACATTGGATACCGGCATCATCGTTATCAAGTGCTAGATAAATTCTTTTGTACTTGTTGAAATCAAACTCGCTTAACCAATCCATCTTTCTATCACTTGCACCATCAGGTATAGACAGTACGTTCTCCGTGATTAACTTCCAAGTGAGTGCATCCATCTCGCCTTCGCAAATGAGGATCGTATCTTCTTCTGTGTTTAAACTATTTATTAAGTAAGGTATGCGCTCGCAGTCAGGCAGTTGAGCGTAGTGTTTGTCAGGCGTGCGGAACTTGATATTTACAGGCACACCCTCCTCGTTCTTGTACACAAATGCAATGCAGTCTTGTCGTTTGTTATTAACAAAGTGTGAGACTACACCCACTCCATGTTTGTCTGCAAAGTCTGTGTCTATTCCTCGCTCGTTTAAGAATTGTTCCGCCCATGTACCTCGTACACTTTTTGTGTTGGGTATTATGGATGGTTTCTTAGGCGCAACCTTTCGTATCTGTGGTGGTTTCTTCAATGACTCTCGCCATGCGTTGCCCTCCCACAAGCAATGATGGCATCGCCATCGTGCGCCCTGTTCATTTATATTTATTGACAGGCACAAGTCACGTTTGTTCTTGCGTTCATGCGAACACTCAGGGCATGTAGTTTTCTGTTGCCCTATGTCATAGTGCCTAAGATGTATTCCTTTATCGTTTAGTTGTTGGTCTAAAGTCTTAGTTAGTTTTACTTCGTTCATGGCATCCTCTTAAATATATGTTTGCCATCTTCACCAAGCCTACGTCCTTGCTCGTCCTTCTTATTCTTGTCTTTGAATCTTGCATCCACATTGACAAGATAATTTACTGTGGACATATACCATTTCTTTCTTGATTTATCGTCAGCCTCCTCTGATAACCACACGTCACGTGACATCAGGACTGCATCTAAGTTAGGTATGTTTGTGAAGGTTTTAAGCCATTTGTCATAGTCAGCTTGAGTCAGCCTGATTACAACACCTTCAAAGGCATATTCATTTTCCATATTTTTCTCCAGTTTTTTATGGACTTACTCTCATGCTATTCTTTGAGGATTGAGTTATGGCATAGGTCTAACATCCTTGTGTGTAAACAAAGAGTAGACATTACGCCATGCTAATCTTCTCGGACATCGCTATTGGCATCAGACTACTGCACTCAATGTCTGATTCGTGTGCTACTTACTTAAATCTAGTGCTTTAAGGCATACTGCGTTCACACTTTCGGTCTCGCATTTGGCTATGTATGCATCCCATAGTAACCATCAATGAACAAGTGCTATGGTCTTACCCCTCCACTTGTTCTATTTACAAAATACTATAGAATGTATTTTGCGTGCAAGTTTTTTTTTAAAAAATTTTTACGTTGATAAATTTATTCATGGTTTATCACTCCAGTTATAAGGGGAAAAGGTCTCGATAGCGATAAATACTTTTCCCCTTAATCTGCACAAATTTACACAAATGTTTGACAACTTATTGAATCTAGTATTTAATAGATAGCGAGAGTGTAATATGAAGTATAGCAATGTGAATAATCTTCCGGATGTTTTTGCGAAAGCAGTCGTCCGTGATACGTATTCACGTGGCAAGGCTGACATATCCGCAACAGGACTACTCAAGCCACCTAGACAAGCACACCTAGCATATCAACATGACGATCAAATCGTAGTCGATGTTTCCAAGCAAGTGTGGTCTCTGTTTGGAAGGGCGGTGCATCACATCCTAGAACTAGGAACACTAGATGGTTATATCTTAGAGCAAAGATACTTTGCTCAATGTTGTGGATGGACAGTATCAGGTCAAATAGACGTACAAAGATTAGACCCTCAAGGCATAACAATTATGGATTGGAAAACTCGTAAGGCTTATGCCGTGATGAATGGTCGCAGAAGTGATGTTGAGCAACTCAATATATACGCTTGGCTTGCTCGCAAGAATGGTAGGGAAGTATCCCAACTACAGATTGTTAACATCATCCGCGATC